AAGTTTCTTGGTGCAAATGATGGCTATTATCAAAAGCTTTACCCTTTGGGATCGGCGAACAAAGATAGTGTGGAAATATACGATTCTGGTGATAATCTTCTTGGCACACTTTATTATTTTCATACAGATGCTATCATAGACAGTGTGCGTTGGGAGAAATGGTAAGATGAAAAGGATTTTGATTTTGGTTCTGTTTTTGATCTGCTTGTCGGCACAGGCATGGGCGGAGACTAAAAAGATAAGTGGAACGACCAATGTGGAGGATGCTCTGATTTATCAGGAGGCATCTGATGTTAATGAAGGCAGTAGGGTGTATCTTGAAACTTTTACTTCAGCTGGTAGTTACCACAAAACATTTATTCGTGTAAAAAATATAGCCTCAGAATTAGGTGCTGGCGCTACGGATATAACTGCTGTGTGTAGTTTATATTGCTTTGCTAATTATGTCGATGATAAGATTTACGCTTACCGAGTTTTTAAGCCTTGGATTGAGGGAACGGGTGTTTGGACACATTGCACTGGAACAAATGGTGGTGTGACTTGGGACGATTGGAATTGTCTTGATTTAGAGTGGGGAACGGCTGGCTGTGCAAATGCCTCCGATGCCGGATCGGACAATAGTGGTGATGGGACCGATTATGATAGAAAGGCGACAGCGGAATCCTATGCAGACGTAACCACAATAAACACATGGTATAGTTGGAACATATCTACAGAGTTGGCTACGGGGTGGTATGATGGGACAATAGGTGAAAGGGGTATAATATTAGTTGGAAGCATCGTTACCGGAGATAATCGTTTTTATTCAACTGAATATACCGACGATCCTACCAAGTGTCCTTTCTGGACTTTCACCTATACCGTGGAGGAGGAAGAAGAAGGTGCAATGCGGGTTAAGGACGACTGGCGGTTCACAACTCACTTTATGAGAGATTGGAGGTTTCAAGATGTAGAAGAATGGGGGATCACACCGATGCTTGTGAATGGGGAAATCTTAAAACGTTTAGAAAACGGGGAGGTGGCTCATGTATTAGGAAGACAGTATAGAATAGAGCAATATCAATGGAAGCAGAGATAAGAACTTACTTTTAGGAGGTATGTTTGAATGAAAAAGATTAAGGGCGTTTTTATGAAGTTAGGCAAAGCCATAAGAGTCTTTTTGTTCATCGGGGCTTTGCTTTCGGTTTTGATCGGCACGGCAGCCTTGTTTGCTCCTACGACCGTTTATGCCATCATCAATCGGGCGGTAGGACCCACCACAATTCCCGGCTGGGGAATCCTATTAGACAACGACAGCACCGAAGTAAATATCACGCAGGTATGGACGGACAGCTTATGGAAGATGGTTTTTCAGATGGTGGACAGCACAGATGCGGTGATTGATTCGGCAGTCGGTGCAGAGAGAGCGGCGGTGGCAGGTAAGGCTGATTCCGCTCTAGCATTTACGCATGGTGGGATCAAGGACTGGCATATTGATTGGGGTTCCGGTGCTGGACAGGTCAATTTGGATGACTTTGACGATCAGACAGCATGGCGAGTGTTTTACAGCAATACCGATGGCGATGTGACAGAGTTGGCTTTGGGTGCTAATGGAACTTATTTGAAGTCGAACGGTGCAACATCTGCTCCGAGTTTTGGAACGCCACCAGGCGGAGACCCGGGTTCGGCAATAAACGATAGCATCACCTATGGCTATCAGATTTACCAGAAGATCGATACTACGACTGCCTTGGACTTCGATCAGTTTTGCGATGGCTTTGATAATTTTTTCCTAAGAACGGGCTCGGATGCCGTGACTGAGATAACCGTCTATGATAATCTGGCTAACGACAGTGTTGGTCATTTTGCGAGACATATACATACGGGAACAACGGCGGGCAAGATTGACACGATTGTAACTTCCAATAAGCTTCCAATGGGTATGGATGCGAATGGTGTTGATTCCGTCACTTACAATATAAGGACTTCGCATGTGGCTGATTCGGTCTACGTTCAGGTTAAGGTTTGGAAACGCACCACTGAGTTGGGTGCCTTAGTCTTTTGTGATTCCGTTGCCGCCACAGCCACAACCACTGGTGCATGGGAGCATAAGACGACCGGTGCACTCGAAGTCGCCGCCAATGCCGGAAATGAGTTAGAAGTTTGGTTCATTATGACATTTCCATCACAGACCGCCAATATAGTTTTAGCCGAGCATAGCGAACCGAAACCCTGGTATACCGGACGATAAAAAGAGGATAAGAGGACAATGTGAAAAAGATCGTCATAACATTAGCCATACTTTTATCTATATCCGCCATTGCCGCAGCACAAACTATTACCTTGCGTGATACGCTTTGGCTAAGGAAGGCAACCCATATAAATTATGATGTGGAAAGCTGGGATACGGTTTTTGTGGACATCATGTATGGAAGCTTTCAAATTGAAAGGATTTTTCTCTCCAGTAACGGGAAGGGGCGCTGGAATGGGTATTATGTCCCTTCCTTTACTGGCAACATTGTGGCTGAATACAATGCGGTCTATACAGGGGGCGATACAACCATTGAGGAACAATATGTTAGCGTCCTGGACACCGCCGCCTTTTTTGGGGGGGCATCGGGTTTGTCCGCAGCAGATATTTGGGCTTATGCAACCAGAAGTCTCACGGACTATGCTGGAATTGGGCCGAATGGCATTGTGATAAGGTGCAAACAATCTGCGGATTCGACCCCCGTTGCCGGGGTGACCATTCAGGTTTTGGATTCGCTTGAAGAGGCCACCTGTGGAATCCGCACTTCAGATTCCCAGGGGCGCGGGTTCTTTGCCTTGTATGATGGTACGCACTGTGTAAGGTTGTCAAAACCGGGCTGGCAGTTCACCGTGCCTGAGACTTTGAAAGTTGACGGTAACGAGGATACTGTCTATTACGCCAGCGTTTACTACCCGGGATCCCCAGCTACTTGTTTCGTTTGGGCACGCGTATGGAATAGTGATGGAACTCCAGCAGAGGGTGTTACGGCAGAGGTAAGCATCCCGACCTATCCTGTGCGTTATGGCACTGTTCTTATGAATCCCTATTATCGATCCACCGTAACTAACAGCGAAGGGATCTGGTCGTTCGAGGTGATCCCAAGCGACAGCCTTAACCCGTCAACGACAAAATACCGGTTTTATATATATCTTCCTTCTGGGGAGATAGTCAAGCAGGATGTGACGGTTCCCGATCAGGAGACTTGGGAGTTGACTTGGTGAATCATTTACTTTGAGAAAATTTTCAGATATAAACCGAAGCGTGTATGAGAGATTGATTCATTGTAAATTTTCGATAATTCTATATCTTGGCTTTCGTGCTGAATATTAAAAAAGAAAGTTGCTTTTTTAGAAACCGGAAATGTTAATTGATAAAACAGCGAAAATGAGCTCAAATCAAACTCCTCAGATTTATGAATAAGAATATATCTATCTTCTATGTTACCATTTCCCACAGAAAAGCCGAAAGTATGAATAAGGCTTTTGATTTCTCCATCCGGATTAAACTTTGAAATTTGTGGGATATCAATGATTTGCTTCTTATTTATGTCATATTCTTGTTCATAAGGTTGAGTATGTGCACACCCTAAAATAAAACAACAAATCAATAAAACGATTAAGCTTTTTTTCATCTCATCCTCCTTGTTTTTTTGAGTTATAGGGTTCCGATCTCAATATTCTTCCTTTATGGAGTCCTGCTATGGCAAAAATTGTGCACCATCCAGCGAAATATTCTAACTCTAAAATAAAACAAACCATCATTAATGCTGACCAAAAAAAATACCTGAAATAGTTATTTTTAAATATCTTCATACGTTTCCTCTCAATCTTTTTTCACTTCACCAATGTTTAATTTTAAGACTTTATGTCTTGTCGGAACATAGCCACATAAAAGTTGTTCCAATTCAGGGCTTACATATTGCATGGGATTTGCCGAACCCGAAATCGTGGCTTTTATGAAAGCTCTAATCATTCCCTGTAAAAGTTCTATCCACTCAAATAAGGTCAGCCGATATTCAATAAGGCTCCAAGTCTTAAAGTCCAAAGTTCGTTTTTCTATTCGATGTTTTAGCAATCTTTTCATTTTTGCTCTTTTTATATTTTTATTTCAATCTAACCCTTTCCCCCAAATCTGTCAAGCGAATTTTTTGGCTTTTTTCATATATGAACCAAACATGTATGTTTCACGTGAAACATGATATTTTTTCATATCTTGCATTTTTTACTTGACAAGTTAAGGTTTATATATATATTGTCGATAGAGAAAACAGGAGGATTGATTTATGGAGAAGACAAAGAATAAAGATTTGCTTAAATGTCCGAAATGTGATAGTGCTCATACCTATATTCGTATTACTACCAAAGAGAGAGTTTGCCAAAACTGTGGGCATATTTGGAAGATCAAAAACGAAAAAACTGAATTGAGTCAAAATAAAAGAGAACCAGATGGAACAAGACCTTAATTTTTGAGCATTTTTTGGAGGGGGGATGCCTTTCTCGGAGAGGCTCTCAGAGGCTAACCCGGGAATCAGCCTCCCTCCTTGCTGAAAACCATGAAAAAGATTAAAAGTTTTGAGGCTTTTGCTGAATACATAGAGGAGCTTCGTCGGGCAGGAAAGCTTACACAGAAAAGAGCTATTCGGTTGAAGTGCTTTGATTCTTGTGGATATTCTATGGCTGAGATCGAAAAATGTGATATTCGGGGTTGTCCACTTTGGGAATTTAGATCACCGAAGGCAAGAAAGATCAGGGCACAGTCTCTAAAATCCAAAATTTTGTCTACAACCCCCCTAAAAAGTGGGGTTTTTGAGAAAAAAAAGAAACAAAGCCTATTTGGGGACAGGCAAGGTATTTAAATATGAAAGATAGCACAAAATCAAAGTTCATCATTTACGCCACCATCGGCATTATGATTCTTCTTGGGATATTCATGGTGTTTTCGATCTGTAAAGGCGATGGGGTGGGTGGAGGTATGGTGTTTTCGATCTGTAAAGGCGATGGGGTGGGTGGAGGTAGGGAAGGTGGGGGAGGCGAAGAAATCGAAACTCTCATAAACGGCTATTCTTTCTGGGCGGTGAGCACTTTTGGAGACTCCAGCTTTCAGACCGTCCAGATCCTCAAATGCCAAGAGATGCTCCCCAATGGAGAAAAAGAATTGTTGGGCTATAAGGTCGCAGTGGACTCTTCTGGGTATCGGACTTATGAAGAGAAGCCGGTTTGGTTTTTGACTTGGGCTGTGGTTCGGGCTTTGAGTTTAAGGGAGGAATTGAAATGACTAATATTGAAATCAAAAATCGCTGGAGTAGAGAAATTATCATCAGGGGGAAATATGAAAATATCAAAGATTGTTTAGAGAAAAATAGAACCGCTAATCTGTCCGAAGCTGATCTGTTCGGAGCTGATCTATCCGAAGCTTATCTATCCGAAGCTAATCTATTCAGAGCTTATCTATCCGAAGCTAATCTATTCAGAGCTTATCTATCCGGAGCTTATCTGTCCGGAGCTAATCTGTCCGGAGTGAAAGATTACGTTAATCTATATGATTTCGCTCAAGAGATCATTCACCGACAATCCATAGAAACTTTTACAACTAAAGAATGGGCGGTTTTAGGTCAGATTTTTGTTCATCGGTTATGTTGGAATATTTTGGAAAGGAAGTATAAAAAAGAAGTTTTGTCTATTTGTGAAAAATTGGCAAAAGCTGGATTTGATGAATACTTAAAAGAAATTAAACAGAAGGGAGATTGAAAATGGAACAAATTGCCCCGGTTTTAGAAAAGATGGCTGAAAAGTTAGGGGTAACCTGTGAATATCTTTGGAGTGTTTTATTAAAACAGGCTCCCCTAAGTGGTATAACTGATATAATCCAATATATGGTTTTAGGAATTGTGACATGGATTTTTGTAAAATTTTGTATTAAAGTTCATCATAAAATCCAAGAGTCTGACTGGGATGAGATAGCTTATCTACTATTAGCTTTCATCGGAATATTTATAGCTATCTATTGGACAATTATTTTCTTTCATTTCCCTGAAACTATATGGGCGTTTTTTAATCCAGAGTATTGGGCGTTAAAACAAATCTTGAAAAGTATTCCATAATTGGTTTACCCTTTTCCTCCCTCTAAAACAAGGAAAGGGTGCTCCTGGCAGACCGGCCTGTCCCTCCCTTGTCGAGTCTGCCGGGGGCAATAAAACGGAGAAAAGGCTAATATGGCACGGGATAGAAGATCAGAAGATTTACATAAGCTCAGGAGTTTAATAACTGATCATGGCATAGCTAAAGTAGCGTTCAAGAATGCCTATGACAAGCTCAAGCAATTAGCTGCTGACTTTGAGAGGCAAAGGAAAGTTTGTGAGAAGAAGAAAATAGAGTGGGAGACAATCTATGCGGCAATGGTGAAGAAGGCTGAAGAATTGGGATTAGGTGAGGATAGAAAAGATCAGCCTGCGGGGGCAAAATAAAAAGAAAGGGGGTGATGAAAGTTGTTAGGATTCTTGGCTATGATGGGAACTCCGATTTTGGGATTGTTCGCTCCCATCGGTATTCCGGTGCCTACCGCTTGGCTGGCTAATCTGATTAAGTGGATTGTCATTTTTATCATTTCGTAGGTGGTGCCGGACTGGATCGGAAAGGAGGTTTGGCAATGTTGAAGATATTGGAAATGATAGTAAGTTTCTGGGTTTTGTCTCTTGTGTTTGCTTTTATGAAAGAGTGCATTCGACAAAAAATCTGGAAAGGAGGACTTTCACTCTTTGACCATCATGATGACTCCTTCTGATCCAGAAGCCCTTGGCGGAGCGGAAGTAATAAGTATATAGAACTTGAATTTATCAAATGCTATAAGCAATTTCCCGCTCCGCCGGGGTAAATTAGAAAGCGAGGTTTAGATGGAAAATACTTTAGAAGAAAAGGCGAAAAAGTTTTATGATGTATGTTTCAAAATTCAGGACAATACGGCTGAGACGTTCTTTATGGAATTTGTTAAAGAGATTATTGCCCGCCTTGAGGCAATTGAATCCGAGCGCCAGGAGCTAAATAAAGATGAAAAATATCGCTATGATTGGCTAATGGGGCATAGTAAGGACATTCGGGATTTGCAAAAAGAGGTTGCGGGACGAAATGGACTCAAGGCCCGCATCGAGGCACTGGAGCAACTGGTCAAGCCCGCTCTTTTCACCGTGACCGAGCCTACGGTTAAAGATGAAGCCCCCTATGACGATGAAGTCCCCTATGACAAGAATGGCAAGCCAGAGGGAGGATTGAAGCGGGGAGACGTGATAAGCTGGAAGGATAAAGATTTCAAAGAAAAACATATCGGGGTTTTCAGCCATTGCGAAAAAACAGAGGGGAAAATGTGTGCCCATGGATCATGGCAACATAAGGTAGGGCTTGCAGGTTCTAATTGCCATCCAGACTTTATACTTTTAAATCGAATCACCTTTGAATTCCGCCCCGAACTCCCAGAACCAAAGGAGAGCTAATCATGGCTGATAAAGAAAATTTAAGGGGTTTTGCAAGTGATTACAGGAAAAATGGTTCAACTAAATATCCGTATCTTCAAAATTTCCTTTTTAGATTTGCCTGTGAAATTGAAGATCGCCTTCAAACAATTGAAACTCGCATCAAGAGAATAGAAGAAGAATTTATGGAACATTTAGCGAATGAGCACAATGTTCTGATTACCCAATCCAAGAAAAATGAAAACGATAGAACTCAAAGACCGGGACGCACAGAGGTTGATTGATTTATCTCGAATAAAACAACTGCAAATAGAAGCCGAGGCGGAGCTTCCCAAAAAAGAGCGGAAGGACAAGTAGATGTGGGACTGGCTTTTGAATTGCATAGCCAAAAAGATCGAACAGATTGCAAGGATATTGAAGCAATGGTGAAAGCAAAAAAAACTTTTAAGGGTGGAATTATAACGATAACCTTTGAAATTGAGAGCGACCATAAGACGGATATAACATCCCCTAAAGACTTAGGGGAATGCTTTCACAAATTGATAGGCTACACTTCATCGCAAATGCCCATGAAAACTGTAAAGAAAACTTTCAACGAAGTTTATAAAGCATGGGATAAATTCTATCAAGCAAAGTTTTTTTTGACGAAGACGAAAAAATGATCTTCCCGGAGAGGCTGAGACATGATCCAAATCTATCTAATACCGTCATAAACCTTTCTTCTACCTATATATTCCCTTACGGTCAATGTCGAAGCCTCTCTCCTTCCCTTTTTTTGAGGAGAATTAAGTTTTGGTCGAACCGCCCGGGTCTGGCGGATAACAGACCCGCGGAGGCTGGCTGATCCTTCGCAATGATAGAATCCGAAAGGAAAAGCATGGAAGGCCAATTTATAGTTTTTACCATAGCCGTGAGATTCGGCGAGCGGCTCGACTTTGAAAATACCCGGAGGCTTGAGCTTGTTCTCGAACATATCGGTGATTTAGGTTCTGTGCGATCCTTTGTCCGCTCAAGCCTCTGGGAACTAAAAAGGAAAACAATGATCTGGACTGATTGGGACTTTGATTTTAAATGGGATATGATAGACTTGGGTCTTGACTTTTTCAGTGCTTGCTTTGTCATGTTTGGTCTATTGGCAGTGTTTTGGTTTATACTGAAAGGAGGATAGCGATGTCGTATTTAGAAATCAAAAAAATGTTTGATGAATATGAAGAAAATGGGGTTTTTGAAAAAATCGCCAAAGCCATTAGTGATAAATACCGCAAAGATCATCCTCGTTGTCGCAAATGCGGAAAGACTCCAGTGGAAAAAGAGGGAAATATGTGCATTAGTTGTATGTCTGATGGAGGCGGGGGAAATGACCCGGAAAGCGGAAAGGAGGAGTGATGGAAGTCAAAAGGCTTAGCGTTACAATCTATTGGGAGGAGGGCGGAGAAACCCATATTAGCGGTGAGATTAACGGAGTTCTTGACAAAATCACAGACTTGATGATGGAGGGGACGGAAGAAGATATAGGTACTTCGTTCACCGTCGGAGAGGAAGTGGGGATTACAAGTAATGGAAAGTTAATTAAGGAAAGGAGGTGAGAAAGGATGCCAAGCCGTTCAAATTGTGTTTGTGTGTCCTGTAAAATAAACAAGGCAGGTCTTCCCTATTCAAGGAAACCCGCCCGAGATAAACCAACAACCTTAAATACGAAAGGAGTGGGAAAATGGTTAAAGAAGATTTAATCCCGTTGGTTGAAAGAGTGGCAGGGTTACGAGAAATTTTAAAACAAAAAGAAGGTAAAAAAATCTTGGCTTCTGAGGAATTGAAGAAAACCTTTGAATATGAAACCCTCCAAAAAACCATAGGGGATTTTGGGGATACCGTTTGCGATTTGGAAGATGCCGAAAAAGAATTGAAATCCGTTGCCCTTGCTTTCTACGAATACACCGGAGAGAAAAAACCTGTCGAGAAGGTGGAGGTCAAAATCTACAAGCGGTTAGAATATGATCCATTAAAGATCGAAACCTGGTGCAGAACACTTGCTCCATATCTTTTAATTCTGGACAAAAAGACTTTTGAAAAAAAGGTGGACGATTTTAAAAAAGCAGGTGCACCAGTAGAAATCTTAGAAGAAGCAAAGTGCACCATTGGGACAGATTTGTCAATGTATTTAGAGGGCAACCCTGAATATGATCCCGATTTTGAATTAACAGAACAAGAGGAGGTGAAAAAAGGTGACTGAAATAAAAACTGAAAAAGAAATTGATTCTCAGGAACAGCTCCAAAAAACCATATCGTCGGCTATTGACATATTCGAAATGATAGACACGGGCGAATTGGCGAAACATTTAGAGAAGGAAGTGACCGGTGCCTGGGCTTATATTTTTGTGGATGAAGATGGTAAGCCTGTATTGATGAATGGAAAGCAGGTACATGGACTTTCCGCCATCGGGGCACATGAAACCTGTCGATTTTTGTCTCATAGGACTGGCGGACAGTTAGTAATCAGGGCAATCAGCCTTGACTCTGTAATTGAGGAGCCGGATTGCTTCAAAGCCTCAGTCAAAGCAGGTTCCTATGTAGTTGGTTTTGCATCAGGAAAACCAACGGAGCTTTTGCTCGATACAAGCATAGGATTTGCCCGACAAAGCAAGACTTCGCAAAAAGGTAAAAAAATCATTCATGCTGAAGTTAATGCTGTGACCAAAGCGGAAAGGAACGCCAAAAGCCATCTTATCCCAGCACGGATCAAAGATGAAGTTATTAAGATAGCTCTCCGAAAGAAAAAGGTTGTAATCGGTGACCCGGACGAATCAAGGGAAAATAACGGTAACGATTACATATCTGAAAATGAATATGCGAATATGTTTACCTTAATAAAAGACCACAAGAAGAATGCTAATCATGTGCTAAATCACTGCAAAAAGCAGTACGGGTATACCTCTTTGAAACAGATCAAGAAAGACAAATTGAAGGAAATCCGACAATGGATCGAATCGGAGAGCTAAGAATGAAATGTCCTAAATGCGGTGCCGATCTTAAGGGTCTTTTCTTGGATGATGAACAAACCCAGCCGTTTACCCTTGAATATGGCAGGAAATTTGAGTTAAAATCAGACAAAGAATTAGATTTCACTCCAAAGGCGGAATTCTATTCATCTTCTTTTCGTCGCAAAACAGTTGTGGAGCCCGCCTATGAATGTTCAGCTAATTGCCCGGGTATATGGACTAAAACATCTATCCGACTTTATAAAGAAAGTAAAAGATTTTTGAAAAGACAATCTACGGAGGAAAAATGAATCTTCCAATCCACAGTATCACCATCGGCACAGATGGTTTTATTTATGTCTGTCTTAAGGTGCCCAAAATCGAAGGCATAGAGCCAAGGTCTGAGCATGTGACGATCAAATATTCAGATCAATCCATAGCAAAGCTGATGGAGATAAGGCGAAAGGAAAAAGAGGAACAACAAAACCAAAAGAAAGGTGGTGATTAAGAATGGAAGATAGATTTTTGAAGATTGAAGATGAAAAACAGGCGAAGAAAGCAACGAAAGAAAAGAATCCCACATACTTCTTATACAAAAAAATCGAAGAAAACGGGGATCTGTCTCTGATAGGTTCTTTTAATACAGAGATTGATCTTCGTCTTGAGTATGCGAAATCTTTGGATAAGGACATTCCTGAAGAGCAACTGGTGGGATTCAAAGGTAGATTTTTAGAATTTTCGGTGAAAGAAACAAAGAGAAGGATTGTGGTCAAATAGAACACTAATCCTGGGGTTCGCTGTGGCGATCAACCTAATGGTATATAGACGAGGAGCTGTCGTCTATGGTAGGAGCAAGTCAAGGGAAACTTTGCCGGCGAACCCCTGCTGAAAAATCACGGGGGCGGAAAGGATGAAAATGGGAAATGAAGAGTTGTTACAAAAAAGAAAAGAGAAGTTTTTAACCTTACAATGTCGATATATGGCACTTTCTTGTGCTTTTTGGGATGTCTTATCTGAAGAGGAATTAAAACGAAAAATGGTTAAAGAACTTGGTCGTAAATTTATGGAATTAGCAGAACAGATATTAGACCTTAATGATTAACCCTCAAGCCCGCCGTTCTCTCTGCAAAATGAAATCTGTGGACAGCGGCGGAGAGTTTACAGTTTCGCCAACTGCCGGTGGGCTTGGAGAAAAGGAGAAAGCACTTCAGGTGCACCGCCTGGAATTAGAGTGATTCCTGTGATCCAAATCATTGCCGGCGGGCGGTGTCCTGAAAAAAGAAATGGCGGTCTGAACAGAGAAGTCTATTAGTCAGGGGTAGATTTCGATGATGCGAAAAGCACCGAAGAGCGAAAGCAGGACAGAGACATTGGACATGGACAAGAGTGGGTCTCGGTTCCATCCGGCTGGGTCCGTCCCTAATTGGTTGGGGTGCGAATCCCCCGGACCGCCTGAAGAAAAGAGAGGAGAAAAGAAAGATGCCATTATATCATATGCAGAACGGATGAAGTAACAAGCGAAGAAGCTTTGGCGCAGGAGTTCCCAAAATGAAGAGAAAATGGCGTTGGCAAACAAAATTAGTTGATGCTATTAAGGTATGTGAAGGCGAATCAGAAACGCTCACCCGATCTTTTGACGATGCAAGAGAATTAGAAGGTTATATTTTTTCTGAGCCAATTGAAGAGGGTGACATTAAGGAAATCAAAATCTGGAGAGAGGAGTAAATGGACATAGAAAAAAGGATTTACGAAATAGAAGGAGAGTATGGGAAAAAGATCGGGCTTGCCTGCGATGAATATCATGCTCATAGCTATTTGAGAAAGTGCTACACTGGTGATCCAGATGCTCTTATGATATTGAGGCTCTGCCAGGTCATACGGATATTGTTGAACCGACAAAGAGATGCAAAGCGTGAATTGTCAGATCAATTGGATTCGCCCTTAACGTTTTGAGGATAACCTGAAAGCGAGGGGATATGTTTGTTCAAAGTTATAGTGATAAAGATTATGCGAGGATATTTATGGTGGATTTAACCATAGAATTATCCTCACATTTTTGGTTGCCAGACTTAGAAACCACGAAACGCCTTAAAATCATAGACGAAATGATGCACAAGCTTGGTTTTTATCGTCGAGAAAAATGGCAAAAAAATAACTGGGGGTGGAAGGCAAAAATTAGAAAGAAATAAACCTGAAAGCGAGGGAGGATGCCCAGAGGTAGAATGTTAAATAAGTCAATTTCTGTTGACGAAGAAGTGGCAAAATTATCCGAAAAAGCAATAATTTTATTCACTTTTTGTATCCCACATCTCGATGTTGATGGAAAAATTTCAGCAAACGTGGACATTTTGAAAGGAGTAGTAGTCCCATATCTAAAAAATTTCACCAAAAAGAAGATAGAAAAGTGCATCCAAGAACTGGCTAAATCACCTTTAGTATTACTTTATGGAAGCGAACATAAATATATGCAGTTCTTAGGGTTCAATTCCAATCAAAAAATCAATAAAGAACGTGAAGCTCCCTCAGAAATACCCGATCCTCCTCCAGAGTTACTCAAGAGTAAGTCGAGATCAACTCCCGCTAAAGTTAAGTTAAATTTAAGTAAAGTTAATTTAAGTAAAGATAAATCTTCTTGTTCGGAAAATCCAAAACCGGAATTTTCCGAACGAGCAAAGAAACTTAAATCTTTAATGCTTCAAAACAATCCAAAAGCGAAAATCCCAAAATCTTTAGATGATTGGGCTAATGGTGTTCGACTAATGGTGGAGCAAGACAAACGAACACTTGAGGAGATTGACAAAGTGATTGAGTGGTCTCAAAAGGACGACTTTTGGAAAACAAATATTCTAAGTATGGGAAAGTTAAGAAAACAATTCGACCAGTTGACTATGAAGATGAATCTGACGAAAAAACCTAAATATTGTGAATCTGGTATATGTTTCAGTTGTCATAAACAAATGGCGGACTGTGGTGATTATTGGCATTGCACAGATTGCCAAGCTAAATTCCCCAAAAAACTTGAGGTCGAAGATGGCGGAAGAGGTTGAGCTAAACGATCCTATCTGGGAAACAGTAAAATACACCGGATACGAAAATTACAAGCTAATAATTTATGGCATTACGCCAACTCAAAAAACAGAGCTTGATCGTTGGGGGGAATTCAAAATCACCATCAAACCGGCCCGGCCTGATGAGGAAGGCGGGACTGGATGAATAAGCCGGAAGAAAAACCCAAGAGCTGTTGTAACTGTTACTGTTTTAGTGTGTGCAGCAGAAATAACGGCTTCTTTGAGTGGAGGGAAAAATGGGGTGATCTTTTTAACAAACCCGGCTCTCTTAGAGAACAACAAGGGAATATTTTTTTTGATACCGGCTCCCTTGCTTGCGGAATTATGGAATTGATGGCAAAGCACTGTAAGAGATATCGGAGGGATTAGAAGAAGAAAATATGATCGAGAGGTAAAGATGAAAACAAGATCGATCATTATGATTTTGAAAAACAGAAAGCGAAGGTGGTAAAGTGAAAAATTGGAGACGGACCCAAAAAGAAGCCCTTGAATTCGTTGGGGCTGAAGAAGTCGGAAAAGACAAAATGGACGGAATACATCCCTGTTTTGTCATAGAAGTCAAGCACCGGAGAACATTGCCTCTCTGGGTTGTAGGTGCTTTAAGGCAGGCGGAGAAATACGCCAAGAAACATCATGTTGATAAACCACCCTTAGTCATTATCAAAGAAAAGGGTAAGCATACAAAACATGCCATAGCTTTTTTATGGCTTGAAGATTTTCAAGATTACTTGGGTAATATAGAATTTGATGGATTGGGTATAGCTTGAAAATCGAGGAGGAGAAGGAATGAAGGATAACACCAAATTCCGAATTTTAATACTGATGCTTACAATAGCATTTTTCATTGTGATAGGGTGGTTTGCCACAGATCAAATAAACAAGGCTCAAAAAGAAGAAGATAGATTTTTGAGGATTGAAAGCGAACAGAAGAGAATCAAAAGTAGGATTGATTCTTTGGAAATCGCTATCTATCCTAAGTGGAAATGGAATCCAGACACAAAGAAATGGGAGGAGAAATGAAGAAAGAAAAAATGCCGATTTGGATTAGTCTTGCTATTATGGGGATTTTGTTTTTTGTGGCTAACGTGCAAGTCAACAAAAGAGTTGATAACGTTGTGAAACTTTCTCTGACTTTAGCTGATAATATGCAATACTATCGGAAACAATACCCGCTTGATTTGGTTTATCCTTATCAGGGGTGGACTTATGGGACGAAATATGGGTGTCGTGGGGATACGGTGGTTGTATATGAATATATTGACTCCGTGCGAATTTATAGCGGGAAGCGAGATACGATTATTGATTGGAGAAAAGATGAGGAAAAATAGAAGGGTCGGGGTGATCTCTATGGCTGTGTGAATTGAAGCCTTTGTCCTATTAACAGATTCTACGAAAATGACAAAACAAAAAGCCCCCGACCTAAGAAGCGGGGGCTTGAAAAAGAGAGCGGGAATTGAAAAAACAATATATAAGACCAAGGCAATTGTTTGTGATTGATGCTAATGAGCTTCGGGAAATGAGAGCCGGAGATAGGAAATGGGATGTCAAGTTGCATCCATTACCTATGGCTGATTATAGATTGTTTCTTGCGGGGAAATTGAAACTTAAAGAGGGTGGACGGATAATCAAAATCCCAAAAATTGAGAAGATCGGAGGAAGCGAGATATGAAAGAATATCCTAAAATCCAAACAGTTTTTAAGAGGGATGAAAAGACCCATAAAGTAATTGAGGGTGAATATTCACTCCCAGAGTTTGAATATCTAAAAAATAATTTATGGGTTTTTACGGAAAAAGTAGATGGAACAAATATCCGGGTAATGTGGGATGGGAAAAAAATCACTTTTGGAGGCAAAACAAATAATGCTCAAATACCGCCATTTCTTATTAAAAAACTTGAAGAAAAATTTATGTCCCAAATAGATTTATTCAAGAATGTTTTTGCTCCTAAAGAAAACACAGTAGAAGGTGGTGAGATAACGGTCTGTCTTTATGGTGAAGGTTATGGTGCAAGAATCCAAAAAGGTGGAGAAAAATATATCCCCGATGGTGTTGATTTTATTTTGTTTGATATAAAGATTGGTGAATGGTGGTTAGAAAGGGAAAACATTGAAGATATAGGACAAAAGCTCGGCATAGAAGTAGTCCCGATCATAGGGGAGGGCACGTTGATTGATCTTGTTGATTATGGAAAGTTGGGCTTTATATCTAAATGGGACACGGCAAAAAATCAACAAGAATTTATGGCTGAAGGTGTTGTTGCCAGACCCAAAATTGATTTATGGAATAGAAAAGGCAATCGAATCATTACGAAAATAAAATATAAAGATTTTTGGAGAGACAGGGGTGTCGACTAAAGATAAGTCACGGGGCTTTGAATCCCGCAATGAAGGTTCAATTCCTTCCGCCTCTGCATTACAAGATCGAAGGGAGCGAGGCGGGATGAGCGTGCTTGAGGAGTGGGAAAATAAGATTATCTGCGGCAGAAATCCAGAAGCCTTAAAGCCGATACCAGATGAAAGCATGGACGAGCTTGCCACCGATCCCCCCTATGGCTATTCTTTCATGGGCAGGGATTGGGACAAAGCGGTGCCGAATGTTGAGGTCTGGAGGGAATGCTTGCGGGTGATGAAGCCCGGAGCTTTTGGCTTTATCCTGTGTGCTCCGAGGCAGGACTGCCTGAGCCGGATGATCGTCAACCTGGAGGATGCTGGTTTCTGGGTGAACTTCTCCTCGATCTATTGGACGTATGCCTCGGGATTCCCGAAGGCACAGAACATATCAAAAGCAATAGATAAGAAAGAATGTAAAAAACAGTTAGAAGAAAAATTGGGAAGAAAACCGACAAGGAAAGAGTTTGAAGAAGAATGGAAAAAATTTAGGAAAGTGATTGGAACAAAAACACACTATTATCCTGATAGTAATTGTTGGGGAGTTCCCAGAAATATAAGTAGTGATGGATTTTTCCAAAGTGAAAACAAAAATACAGATTTGTCTAATATATCAATCACCATCCCCACCACTCCTCAAGCCAAAGCTCTTGACGGCTCTTATGGAGGCTTCCAGCCCAAGCCAGCGGTCGAAGTCGTGATCGTAGTTATGAAGCCCCTGTCCGAAAAGACCTTTGTGGATCAGGCTTTGAAGAACGGAAAAGGTGTGACATGGCTGGATGAGGGGAGGATACCGTATGAGAATAAAAGTGATAAAGATTCTATGTTTAGACCAATAACAAATGGTAGTCCTTTGCCACCGAAAAAAGGTTGGAATCAGAATTCTATGAAGCAAACAATTCAATATGACTATTCACACGGTCGTTTCTCCGCCAATCTGCTTGTGCAGGATGATGTGCTGAATGATGGGAGGAATAGACATCCGGCAGGCAATAAAAAACCGAACACAATAAAGGGATCAGAATTTTGGAAAAATAAAAAGAATATGTATTCAAATAAATATGCTGGCGATTTTGGTTCCTTCTCCCGCTATTTCGACCTTGACCGTTGGTTCGCCGAAAAGATCAAACGACTTCCCAAATCGGTTCAAAAGACCTTTCCTTTTCTGATCGTGCCGAAGGCGAGCAAGGTGGAAAAGAATAGGGGATGTGAAAATTTGACTTTAAAGCGAAATCAAATTACTGGAGATTGGAAATACAGCACAAAAGGTAAATCTATTCAACATAATTATCATCCCACCGTCAAGCCCCTCAAGCTCATGTGCTATCTGGTCATGCTTGGATCAAGGGAGGGAGATGTTGTTCTTGACCCCTATGTCGGATCGGGAACGACTGCTTTGGCTTGCCAGATTCTTAACCGCCGATATATTGGTTTTGATGACGACTCCGATTATGTCAAGATTGCCAATGAAAGGCTGAGACAGGAGATATTGTCGCTGTGAAAGGAGGTAAAAACCAGAAATGAGTATAGTGGAAGTGGTTCATTTTGCTAACGGGTTAGTTATGGTCTTTGATGAAGAAGGGCAACAAATGTCAGAATATCAAGGCAAATATGAAGAGGTAAAAGATAAAATTTTAAGAGATTCTCATGCTGGATCCGTATTCATCAAAGCAAAAAATCTAAAAGAAGGATACGTTGAAGTTGCTAAAGAAGATTTTTAAAAAACATTTTCGCCGAAAGATTTTTCTTGACAAATAAAAAATAGTTACGTATTTAGGATCGGGACGCCAATCCTTTTCTGTAAAAAAATAATACAGATAGGTGGCGTCCTTTCTGTTTTAAGAAGCCCCAGCGATGGTGAAGGACGCTGGGGCTTCTTTGATTTTAACTGAGTAGACAAATGCCAAGAATCCGTAGAGCGGAATTAACCGTTGATGAAGTTGTGGCTTGGGCTATGTGGCGGACTGGGGCACCTGTCAAACAAATAGCCGATAAATTTGGTCTCAAGACACGCCAAGCTATTTATCATCGGGCAAAGAAAGTTGAAAAGGCACTTGCCGAAAAGATAAATCTTGAAGATTTAAAAAATGCCTGTCTTTTGTGTTATCCTCTTGCATTAGAAAGCCTCACAGAAAATCTTAAAAAACACGATGTTTCAATGACTCAGTTTTTTCTTAAGCACTTCTTAGAGCTTTCAGATAAAATCGAAGGAGAAGGATTTGCAAGCGGTCCAATCTTCATCATCCAGTCAAACGGAGACAAGTCAAAGACCGAAGATAAACCTCAAAACCTATCAAAACGATTTCGTTTTGAGCCACGCCCGCTATCCGGCGATGGTCTCGGCGTGGGCGACGGGCAAGACGATGTGCGGGATTCTTAGGGCTATGATCTATTCAGAGATGATCCCCAACAATCTCGGTGTGATCTTCAGGAAAGAGTTTGTCGATTTGCGGGATAGCACCTTGATTGACTTTGAAAAATATACAAATAAAAAAGTTAATAGCCAAAGGAATGTTGATCTGAAAAATGGCTCAAGGATTATGTTTAGGCATCTGGAAGAGATGAACAATCTGCAGAACCTCAATCTCGGCTGGTTTTTTATAGAGCAGGCGGAAGAGCTTAAAAGCAACAGTGAATTTATTACACTTTGGGGAAGATTAAGAAGACAAGTGAATCCCTCTCAAGAATTTTTAGATTTGGGTCTTCCTTTACATTCCGGTCTTATTACTGCCAATGTCAAAGGACATAATTGGATTTATTCTTTTTGGAAAAATCCCATAAAAAAAGAGCAAACTCCTGATCCGAATCCTACAAAAACTATGCAAGATTTGAGAAATATTTTTTCTAATGGGATGCAAGGAGATGAAAAAACCTTTGACCATTTGCCGTCTTTTTCTCTCAACGAAATCCAAAAAGATTTTGGATTGACTGAGGCTATTACTTGGGATAACGCAGATGTCCTTCCAAAAGACTTTCTTGAGAGTCTGTTGATTCTTAGAGAGATTGATCCAAAGAAATATGCCCGCTTTGTGATGAATGATTGGGATGTGGAGGCCGAAGGTTTGGCTATTTCTCCTGAGCTTATCGAAGCCTGCATTGGCGGGGAGTTTGCCGATCCAATTCCGAGAAGACAATATATCTTGGGTTCTGATTTGGCGAAGCATCGGGATTGGACGGTTATAATCGTGGCGGACAAGCAGACAGGGCAGATAGTTTATTTTGACAGATTTCAAAAGGAGTCTTGGGCGTTGGTCCGGGGCAAGATTGCGGCAACCGCCAAAAGATATAACAATGCCGAAGTGATCCCGGATAGCACAGGGGTAGGTGATCCCATTACAGAAGACTTAGAACGGGCGGGATGCAGGGTTTACAAGGACGGCGACCGTCCAGGTTACGTGTTCACATCAAGATCGAAAGAACAGCTCATCGAAAATCTTATAGTGACGATGACCAACAGGGGAATCAAATACCCCCGCATCCCTGAGCTGATCGATGAAATGAAAGAGTTTGAAAAGACGGAGACGAAGGCGGGTAACATTCAGTATTCGGCACCGCAGGGCAAGCATGACGATTGCGTGATAACCTTAGCATTGACCGCATGGGGATTAAATTCGATAGTGCCACAGATCAGGGTTTTGGAATGGGCATAAAAGACAAAATACTAAAAGCCATAATCGGAAAGGCATTCAGGCTTTTCCCGCATTTATATCAAACACATGAAGCTACCATTGGTGTGGCTGGAGATTCCGATGCTGAGGCTTATGCCAAGACCTATTCAGCGGCAAGCTGGGTTTATATCTGCGTACGAAAGATTGCCCAAACCTGTGCGATGATGGCTGAGGAATTAAAGTTTTATAAGAGATCAGGAAAAGAGACTGAAGAAGTCGAACAGGGAAAAATCGTTGAGCTTTTTGAAACCGTCAATCCCTTCATATCGAAAACGGAGCTTATCGAATCGGTCGTATCGCATCGGCTTCTCAATGGCAATGCATATTGGGCGATTGAAGGCAATGGGAAAAAAGAATTATATCCGATGCGTCCTGATCGTATAAAAATAATCCCGGATGCGAAAGAGTTTGTCAAGGCTTATGACTATACTATCAATGGCAAGACTATCCGCTTTGATGCTGATGAGATCATTCATTTCAAATTTTTCAATGCCGAAGATGAATATTATGGGCTTTCACCTTTGGCTGTGGCACGTATGCTTCTGACTTTGGATTTTCACGCCCTTACATGGAATAAGAATTTCTTCAAGAATTCCGCCCGACCGGATGGAGTGTTGGAGAGTGATCATAATCTTGGCGATATTGAATATAAACGTTTAACTAAATCTTGGACTGAGGCACATAAAGGCACAGAGAAAGCTCATAGGATAGCAATATTGGAAGGTGGGGTTAAATATAATGCCCTTGGTCTATCTCCGAAAGATGTAGAATTTTTAAATCTTCGAAAGATGAATAGGGAGGAGGTTTGTGCAATCTTCGGAGTTCCACCTGGAGAGGTCGGCATTCTTGAATATGCGAATTATGCCAATTTAAAAGAGCAGCGAAAAATCTTTTGGCAGGACACTATTGTTCCAGAGTTGAAGGCGATCACCAATACGCTTAATGAAAAATTTATCAGAGGTTTTGATCCAAATCTTTTCTGCAGATTCGATCTATCCAATGTAGAAGCCTTAAAGGAAGATCAGCGCGAGAAAATGATGGTGGCTACGGGATTGGTGAAAAGCAACGTTATGACGATCAATGAAGTCCGAGAAGATATGTATGGCAAGGAGCCAGTGGAGTGGGGAGATGAACCAGTCCGGCAGACGCCATTCAATTTTTCCTTAACGGAACCAGAAAAGAGCATACGACCAATAGCCGCCAGGGTTATCAAAAGCATCAGTTATACATCGGAAGAATACGAATATTGGAAAAAGTTCGATGCGGGATTGACCGAAAATGCGGACCGATTCAAGCAAAAGATAATTCAATTTTTAGATGAGCAAAAGCAAAGGATATTGGACAATGTGAATGAATTTTTAGCAGTTCAATATTTGTCCCTTTCGATGAGAAGCTTGACGAATGAAGTAAAATTTAGCGATGCCGAGCTTGATATGATTTTCGATTTTATAAAAGAGAATGGCATTTTGAGCGACTTGAGCAAGGAAGAGTTTTTGAGCATCATAGCTGAAATCGGAGGACGGACGGCGCTTGAGATGGGGGTCGACTTTGAATTTTCTCCCCTGACTCCGCAAATCGAGGCTTGGTTAAGGACGAAAATTCAAAAATATGTTCAATCCGTAAACGGAAACATTCGGCAGGAGGTTACGGACATAATCGTAGAAGGCTTGGATCAGGGATTGGGCACTTACGAAATATCGGGCAATATAGCCGATCATTTGGACCAGACGAAAGACTATCGATCAGATAGAATAGCAAGGACAGAGCTTTTGGGAGTAGGCAATAAGGCGCAATGGGAGGCTTTCAAGCAAAGCGGAGCGGTGAAGAAGAAAAAGTGGATTACGACTCTGGATGGAAAGCAAAGGGATACTCATGATATTGTTCATAATCAGACTCGTGACTTGGATGAATATTTCAACGTGGGCGATGCCCTCCTGATGTTTCCGGGCGATATTTGCGATGAACCGGAGGAAGTGATTAACTGCCGATGCACGATAATGCCGGTGTTTGAGGAGGAATAAACAAATGGAATTATGGATTGTTGGAAAGTATAGAAGTGGAGAAAAATTGAATGTGGTATGGGATTTTAATGGTGTTTTTGATACCGAAGAAAAAGCCATTAAAGCATGTAGGGATTCATCTTATTTTGTAGCACCCGCAATATTGAATCAAAGTCTTGCAGGTGAAACCATGAATTGGCCAAATGCTTATTATCCGCATTCGGAAAAATCAAAATCCATAACTTAAGCAAAACAAAATGCTTGACAAACGAAATGAAAAGTATTATCAATATCTTCGACAGCTTGAACAGGAGAAGTTTACGGGTAAGGTGACGATTCAATTTTTTAAAGGCGGCATAAGCAAATTGCATAAAAGGTTGGAGCCAATAATTGAAGTTGAAGAGCAGGTGATACTAAAAAATGACTGAAAAAGAAAAAGAAATTATAGAGAATGCAATGAGAATATTGCATAATGAAGGTTATAAAGGTCAATATGATGGAAACGAAGCAAATATTTTCTGGGAAGCAGAAGAACGAATTCAAAAAGCTTTAGATAAAGCAAAACCAGAATAAAATTTAAATAGCCTTTATTGAGACAGAAGAACAGGTGATTTTGAAGA